ACTTTGACCGCGAACATACCGCCGATGGGTTGGCTTGCCTAAGACATTACAGGTATGAGGTTGACCCAGACACAGGGCAATTCAGCCGCAACCCATTGCACGACCATTATTCCCACGGGGCAGATGCCTTTCGGTATATTGGACTTATGATCAAAGAACCCACCAAACGCAAGAAGCAAATGGTTGCCACAGCGGGTTCATGGATGGGATAATCGCCCAAAGGGGTTCATATGGCTTACCAAGATGCAGATGGCGCAAACGCCAAGATTAACGAAGCGATCAAGTTTTGGCGCTTGGTCAATGATTCGGACTCCACAAACCGAGCCGAGGCGCTAAACGACATTAAGTTTGCCGCTGGTGACCAATGGCCCGTTGAGATTCAGAATAGCCGAAATCTGGAAAGCCGTCCCTGTCTGACCATCAACAAGATTGATGCCTACATCCGACAGGTGACCAACCAGCAAAGGATGCAGCGCCCACGCATCAAAGTTCACCCCGTCAACAACCTTGCTGACTACAAGATTGCCCAGGTTATTGAGGGCATCACCCGTCACATTGAGGTCAATTCCAGCGCCGACACCGCATATGACACCGCCTTTGACTATGCCGTGCGGATGGGCTGGGGCTACTGGCGCATCAATTACAAGTATGTGCGGGAAGATTCTTTCGACCAAGAAATCTACATTGATGCCGTTGAAAACCCATTTACTGTCTACTTTGACCCCAACAGCGTTAGACCAGATGGGTCGGATGCCGAGCGATGCCTGATCACAACGGTGCTGGACAAGAAGATATTTCGGGAAATGTACCCAGGTGCAAACGATGGGGCTAACTTTCAGCAACGCAGCACAGGGGATGACACCTCTGCATGGGTGACCAAAGAGGATATTCGCATTGCCGAGTATTTTTACATTGAGCGTGAACGCGCCAAGCTGTATTTGCTGAGTGACGGCACAACGTCTTTTGGCGACAGCGCCAACTTCTTCCAACGGGTTGAGGCCGCAAAGTTGACTGTGGTTGATGAACGGGACTCATTCCGCAAGGCCGTCAAATGGGTCAAGATGACCGCAATGGAAGTGCTAGAGGAAAAGACCTGGGCGGGTAAATATATCCCCGTTGTGCCTTGTTATGGCGCACAAGTCATTGTGGATGACAAGCGCAAGAAATACGGTCTGGTGAGGTTTGCCAAAGACCCCCAGCGTATGTACAACTTCTGGCGCACCAGCATGACCGAATCTGTGGCGCTTGCACCTAAAGCTAAATGGTTGCTGGCAGAGGGCCAAGATGAGGGCCACGAAAACGAATGGGCAATGGCTAACATTAAGTCAATGCCTGTCTTGCGATACAAGCAAAAGGATATTGAAGGCGTACCAGCGCCAGCACCTGTGAGACTGCAACCCGAGCCGCCACCCGCAGGAATTATGGAAGCGGCAGGGGCAATTTCTGCTGATTTGCAAATGGTGCTGGGCATCATGGACCCAAGCCAGTTGCCAAGCGGGAATATCTCAGGCAAGGCATTGCAGGGCCAGCAAAATCAGGTTGATCTGTCTAACTTCCACTTTTACGACAATTTGACCCGTTCAATTGCTCAAACTGGGCGCATCATTCTTGACCTGATACCCAAGATTTACGACACCCAGCGAGTGATGCGGATTATTGGGTCGGATGGTCAGCCCGACATGACCACCATCAATGAGGCCAACGAGATTGGCGAGGTTTTGAATGATGTGACCGTTGGTGAATACGATGTGGTGATGGACACAGGCCCAGGATTCCAAACCAAGCGCCAGCAAGCAGTGGAATCCATGATGCCTTTGCTGACCAGCAATCAGGAATTGTTCAATATCGCTGGGGATTTGGTATTTAGAAACATGGACTTCCCAGGCGCTGATGTAATTGCTGACCGCCTTGCCGCCATGAACCCAATGGCAAACATTGACGAGAAATCCGATATACCGCCAGAAGCCCAGATGCGTTTGGCACAGTCTGAGCAGATGATTCAGCAACTGCAACAGCAATTGCAAGCGGCAGGGTTGGAGATTAACAACAGGGCGCAAGTGGCCCAGATCAGAGAAGAAGGCGCAACCAGACGCAAGCTGATGGATGTGACCGCACGGGCGCACAACACTGAAACCATTAACGAAGCAAAAGTTAATCAAACCAATGTCAATGCAATTACTAGCCAAAACAAGTCTGAAATTGATGCGTTGGTCAAAATGCTTATTGCAAGAATGTCACCTGATCAGTTAATGATGGAGATTGAACGCCTAAACGCTGAACAGCAACAGCTTGCAATGTTTGCCGCCCAGGATATTAGCCATCAACCAAATCCCTTTATACAAGGAATGCCGCAGTAATTGACATTGACATAATTTCGGGTAATATCGCCCAAACCTTACCAGTTGGGTCAACTGGGTAAATCCTTGGAGTAATCCATGTCTGAAGTGCAAGAAGCACCAAAAGTTGCCGCTAACGTGGTGACAAGTGAAAATTTAGCTGAGTTCAACGCCAAGAAGATGGGTTTAGCTGATAGAGCGCCTGTCGAGGCTGTGGTTGAGAAAACTCCCACAGAGCCGACAGAAACGCAAAGCCAGAGTGAGCCGCTTGGGGAAGATGAAGCGACAGCGACAGAGGAAAGAAAACGCAATCCAAAGCTGGAATTGAGGTTTGAAAAGATAACCAAGCAACGCGAGGAAGCAAGGCAAGAAGCCAAGCGGGAACGGGAAGCGCGGGAATCTTTAGAGGCCAAAGTTAGGGAATTGGAAGGCAAGGTATCCCCAAAAGCGGAAACCCAGCCAACTGGTGAACCCAAGCCAGAGAATTTCTCCGATATGTACGAATACGCCAAGGCGTTGACAGACTATCGAGTTGAACAAAGGATGGGCGAGGAAAAGCAGAAGGAAGCACAGGCTAAACAGCAAGCTGAACGGGAAAAGGTGATAAACGCCTGGACTGATCGGGTCAAAGCTGCCAAGTCTGAAATGCCTGATTTTGACGATATGGTTGGTTCTGCTGACGTTGTTGTGAGCAACGAAGTGCGGGACGCAATCTTTGAATCAGATGTAGGGCCACGAATTCTGTATCACCTTGCCGAGAATCCCGAGTTTGCAGAAAAACTCTCAGGCATGACGGTGGCATCGGCTTTGAGAAGCATTGGAAAGCTAGAGGCCCAGTTTGAGAAAACTGAGCCAACATCTAAGACTGTTGTTGGGAAAAGTAAAGCGCCAGCGCCGATTAACCCAATCAGATCGGCGGCAAACGGCAGAGATGTGCCCCTTACCAGCGATGGTAAATTTGAGGGGTCATATCAAGCCTACAAAGCCGCACGAATGGCAGGGCGAATCCGCTAAATCCATCTTTTTTTAAGGAAATGAAATGAGCAACAATCTGCTTACCATCTCCATGATCACCAACGAAGCGTTGATGGTTTTGGAAAACGAGTTGACCTTCTCCAGCGAAGTTGACCGCAATTATGACGATCAATTTGCCGTTAGCGGCGCAAAGATCGGTAACACCCTAAACGTTCGCCGTCCTGGTCGTTTCATCGGAACTACTGGCCCAGCATTGAACGTTGAGGACTTCAACGAAACCTCTGTGCCCGTCACTTTGACCACGCAGTTCCACGTTGATACCCAGTTCACCACGCAAGATTTGGCCTTGTCATTGGATATGTTCTCTGACCGTGTGCTAAAACCCGCTGTGGCTGCTGTTGCCAACAAGATCGACTTTGACGGTCTGACGATGGCAAAGAACAACACCGCCAACATTGTTGGTACGGCTGGCACTCCCCCAACCTCCTTGCTCACCTACTTGACTGCTGGTGCGTATTTGGACAGCGAGGGCGCACCCCGTGACGGTCGCCGTTCTTGCATTGTTGAGCCTTTCACGGGCGCAACCATTGTTGATAGCTTGAAGGGTTTGTTTGTTCCATCCGATGTGATTGGCAAGCAATACCAAAAAGGCATGATGGGCCGTGACTCTGCTGGTATGAACTGGAAGATGGACCAAAACGTTGTGAACCAAACCTTTGGTTCTTAC